ATCAATGGCTTCACCAGCGGCAATATCATTACCGGCAGATAATCCATACGTCCCTCTCGGGCCAGTTGATAGGCTGATTGGATCGAAGACGGAAAATCCGAATTCCTCAATCTTCCTCCACAATACTAGGTCGGTAAATCCGTCCTGTAGTACGATGTCTTTGAAAATGAACGGACTGTCCACGAAACCACTATTGTCGGTATCGGCAGGACGCACTTCCAATCCGTTGGCGTTGACGTACCCATCTGGAGATTTCAGTGTGTCTTCAACATATAGTGGTACGTTCTGACCGAGGTATGATACCAACAACGACTGCACCGAGATGTTACCGAGGTTGTTTGTGCCAGTTGGGAGATCGGTAATTTCACCAGCACCGAAGCCCAAGCCCGTTTGACCCTGAGTAGCGGTTGGATCAGTACCGACGCCACCGGGCCAATTAATCATGGATACGTTAACGCCGAGAACTGGTGCCACGGTAAATGTAACGTTGTTTGTTCCCGGTGCTGACCACGATGAAGGAGAAACGACCGCCCACGGTATACCTGCCTGCGCGACGCCATCTTGGAATACCATGGCAGTATCGGCAACAACCGTCGTCGAGTCAGTCAACACGTAATTCGTCTGTACGCCATCAGAAGCCCCGAAGTCATAGGTATCACTACTAACAAAATCGGCATTGAGTTGGGCGGATATCGACACCACCGTCCCAGAAGCGGGCGCTGTTGAGAACGCGATTGTGGATGTGGTCGGTGTGGTACTGGTGGTATAGTTACTTTTACCTTGGTAGATACCATCTTGCCAAACCCACATACTATCATCGGACTGGTTACCAATCGCCACCGTGAAATCCGTGAGGATACCATCGGCAATGAAATCAAACCTACCAAATAATGGATCACCGATTCCAGCAATACCATACACAAACATGTTAGCGCCAGAACCCAATGGTGTCGTTAATACTATGGCCGAGTTTCCGTTGATTAATGCGGAGGTAGAATAATCCACGAATGGTCGTTGATATACACCATCGATGAATACGAAAAGATTTTCGGATTGTGTCGGTGGCTCTATACCCAAATCAAAGGTGTCGGTAATGCCATCACCCTGTATGTCGGTAAGCACTGAGGTTTTCGTGGACTTCAAAGAGTCGCTTATTGAGATACAAACCAAAACCTCAATACCGTCGGGTGGTGCTACCAAAAATTCAATGGTATCACCGGATACTTTCGATACGATATTGAAATCGATACCATTGATTTGTAGCACCTCATCAATAGTCACCGCGACGCTCGGGCTCAACGGATTTTCGGATGTAGTAAACCCTGTTGTTACGCCATCCCCGACGAACTTATAACAAAAGACATCGCATTGCAGTATAGAAGAAATGCTCAGATTGGTGATGTTGCGTCGGCGGAGGCTGTCTCTGGATTCGTTGGATTCCAGCAACAGAATGGTGTCAGTCTTTACTGCCCCGGTATCGGGATCAATTACTGGCTCATTGCCTGCAAAGAAGAAATCGTTTTCTCTATCAGACTCGAAGAATTCGCTAATACCACGGTCAACGACTTTCCATTGGTCATCGGCGGTGCCACCCGGTACGAATTCGAGGTACACCATCCAAGATTGGTCCAAGTTTAATCCACTGGTATCCCCTTGGTTAACCAGACAGAAATCACCACCGCTTTCTTGTTTGTCCAAATTGTCGGACAGGATAACGATCCATGATTGGGTATCCTGTACCCATGATAGGCCGAAGTCCAACTTCAATTGGATTTGCTGCTCGACGCGAACCTTTTCGGATTCAGTCAACTTGGTACGGAATGGAGGGAATACCGATACTATACGAATGTCGGTAGCTACGTCGCGCTCCAAGATGATACTATCGGCGGAAGCACCGGTTTCATCGGAAACACGGTTTACTTGTACGGTGGTGCCTCTGGGATTATCCAAACGCAATACCGAATCCACTAGGATGTATTTCGCGGGTATTGCAACCGTGGCGGTCCCCACGGGAATAGAGGTACCGGAAACACCTGCCGTTTCTACAACTCGTCCGCGAGATTGTTGATTAACCACGGAGTCTTCAAACCAGAAATGCGAGGTTGGGAAGAACTGCTCGGGATAATCATTGAAATACAATTGTTCCTTATTGGCTTCTTCCAACTGTGGCTCAATGACATTCTGAATCAATAACGGAGGTGACAAAATAGTAGTGTCCGCTGATGCGAAGTTCACACCGGTAACACGCTCTTGATAGAAACGTCCATCCTCGGCTACGATTTTTAAATTCTCGTACAGGCCGGTCGGATCATGCAATTTCGCAAATCGGGATTGGCCAGAGAACGTCCGGTTAACCGACTTCACCTTTCGGATGGCAGTATCACGCAAGAAGAACGCATTATAATCACGTCCGGTGATCATTCGGTTCTGAGCGTAGTACACTTGGTTGGCTCTGGTTCTGATAGAAAAGTTGGTTTCAGAACCGGCAGCGTTCCCAATGTCTTCCTTCAGGGAGATGGTAACGGTTAGGAAGTAAATGCTTCCATTGGATTCATATGGGATCGTGAATGTTTGCTCACCAATGTCCGAAGAGGTTACCAATTGTGGCTGTGGATTACTCGTGCGGTACCAGAAACGGAAGCGCCCAAGCGGGATTTCACCATAAGAACCATCACCGAATCGAACACGGACTCGGTCGTTTTCCAAGGTGTCAACCTCATAAACCTTACGTGCATTACCAGTAGCCTGATTGCCGGTAGAGTCGTCTCCATCATCAAAGAAGTCTGAACGATTGGTTGGGAGGAAAGATACACTTTCTCCGAAAACCGTGTCAACATTATCCCATACTTCTTCGAGGGCTCCCTGTGCGTCCAGTTGCTCTACGAAGAAATCATCGTTGTTGATGGATTGGGTATCGATGTCCACGATTCTGATAACTTCAGGCTGTACGAATTCCTCTTCTTGGAACTGCATGGTACCCTGTCGGATTTCGAGGAAGAACCCAGTGCCATTAGACGAGAGCCCTTTACCATCAGCGATGTAGAATGTATTGAAGGCGTTGTTGGGATCGGGTGCCAGTTCTTCTGCACGACCGGTATCCTTATCCAATTTGGCATTGATTATGTCAAATGGAAGCGACACACCATTAATCGACGTAGTAAATGAGTATGAGCCAGAGGAGGGTGCCCGCCCGTTGAATACGTACTGTTCGACTCGCGCCTGCCCTTCGATTACTCGGGTCAGTGGTCTCCCGAACTGTGTGCGTTTGGTGAAAGCTGCATTCATTACAAGGATGAATTGCTCGAAGTAATCTTCGTTCCGTGGGTCGTTCCAACGAATTTCGCGATCCTGAAGGTCAATATTATTTGAATCAAATAGCGATTCCGTTGTCCTAACTGCCTCAATGCGCACGCGGCCAGCCGCACCGCGAACACGGGAAATCTTGTATGAAATGTTCTGGGCCAAACGAATTAGTGAATCTCTTCGTTCAGCGGTTGCGAGGAAGTTCTCTCTTGTGTTAAGGTCTATTCGGAATGAGATGTTTTGGCTCAACCAAGCCAGAACTTCGACTTTCATAATGAATTCGGAAGAGGCAATCCAATCGTTGAATTCTTCTGGGAATACATCACGCAGGTGGTCGAGCAAGGCTGCGACATAGTTGTCGAAGTCATAGGCGCGAAAATCGACGTTCTGTATGGCTTCGTAGATGCGAACCCAGTCTTCTGATACGAACAGGGTGTTCTGCCGTTGTAGTACGCCCATTAGCCTCTAGCCTCGAATATCGCGTGAAAGTTTATGTTCATGTCGAACTCTACCATTTGTAGAGTCGCTATTAACCTAATCTGATGCTCATCGGGGTTAATGTCAACACTGACCTCCAAGGGTACTACGCGGGGGTCTTCGCTGAATATACGCTGTGCGTCTGCGATTACCAGACCCTCAGTACGAGTATCAAAGAGGTCGAACAGTAGATCATGTATAATAGAACCAAACGACGGACGGGCAACGCGTTCACCAATGCGAGTGTTGAAATGATTGAGCAAATCTTGTGTCACAAGGTTTACGTCAAACAGGCGAGTGTCTATGCCTTCATTTTCAACAGTAGAGAATCCACGATAGAGAGGTGCGGCCATACTTGAAATTCCGTTATGTGATAACCATATTGTTAAGTCGTTTAAATGCTTTGACTAGTATGAAGACTATTTACCATCCACCCACCATAGAAAATACAAACTACTAAGAACTGGAGAAAATAAATGCGTGACCCAATAAAAACCAGCGACGCAAAGTCATTCGTCAAGGGATATCTACCATTATTGACCGCCGAAGAGGAGAGAAACCTATTTGAAGCGTGGTGGAAGACCAATCCCAAGGGCTTTAAGGACTTCATGGACCCATCCAATGAGGAGGTCAGGAAGTTCACCGGGGGAGATGACGATCTGTATTTGACACGGATTATCAAAGCGTACAGTCCTGCAATTCGTCGTTCTATAAAAGAGATATCCAACCACCGCGTCGAGGTTGAGGAGTTGCTGTCCGAGGGACTAATAGCACTCGCCGAAGCCGCTCGCCGTTACGCACCGTCAGATCATGGGGATGTACGCTTTGCGGCATATGCCAAGGTCTGTGTTAAAGGGATGATGCAAGGCTTCGTTATGAAGAATTTCTTTCCTGTTCAGTTTTGCACGAACCACAACAAGAAGCGATTGTTTTATTCCATGAGGAAGCTCATTGCCATCGAACTGCAATCCAAGGGCTCTTTCCAGATGACCAGTGACATCGTTCATGATTTGGCCGTGGATCACAATCTGGATGACACCGACGTGATGATAATGTTTCAAATGTTCCAGCGCCCGTATGAATCACTCGACCAACCACTTGGGTATAGTTCTGACCTCGACATCGACTTGAGTTCACTCGGTGATACTATTGAGGATACCAGTCCGGGTGCCGAGGAGCTTGTAATCCAGAGTAGTGTTGTCGGGTTTCACAAAAGCCTCGTGGGTGAGGCTATGAAGGTTCTTACACATCGGGAGAAGACGGTATTCGTGGCACAGGTGCTCATGGAAAAGGATCGCCAACGGACGCTTGACGATCTCGGAGTGGAATTTCACGTGTCCAAAGAACGCATCCGTCAGGTTAGAATCGAGGCAAGGAATAAAATAGACGACGAACTTCACCGCCTAATTACGTTGCGGGGTTTAACCGTAGACGATATTCTCCACGATTAAACCTGAGCAAATAAGGTTTCCAGTTCTTGTCGTCGCCTGCTGCGTAGAGCCGTCTCTATGCGTGGGCGCGAAGAGGCTGGACACCTACTGCACGTAGATAGCTTCATCCATTCCTGTGGAACCTGAGAGAAATCTCCAGAATTCAGGTCGCTACGTTGAACCATTCGGCGTAGCGCACCACGACCACCATTATACACAAAACTCACCATGGCATCAAATTGGCCCTGTGTGATATTCGTACTAACTTCCAAACAGATACCTGCCTCAAACTTGGCCAAGTCCAACCGGAATAGCCGGTCTGCTTCTTCTGGGGAAATATTCAATTGCCCCTTGGTGCGTTTCAGGTTATCAATATCGGCTTGTGTAACTCGTCCATTGATAGTATCACCATTGATGGTATCGCCCACCTTAATGAAATGTCCGTAACCAATCGAGTATCCATCAGCATCGGGATATGCCTTCGTTCGGAATCCTTCTTGGCGGTGTAGGAATTCAATACCCTTTTCAGAGGTTGTGTATGTGCTACATGGCGCAAAGGAACCCTGTGGGGCCACATCAGCATACGCTGGTGCTTCGGCGAGATTGCTAGACGCGAATGGTTGTCCCTGACGGAATCTTGTTTCTTCCGGCAGATTCAATGGTGCCTCCGAAGTCTCGGTGGTTGATCCGGCACGGGAGACTTCGCCCGAGGCTTCATCAACGAAGCCACGCGTCCCCGCAGTGGACTTACAACGTTCTGGCCACGGTTGATGTTGCGGTACGGTTATCTCGTTCAACGTAGTAAAGTCAGCCGGTGGTTCCTTACACTGTAGCACTTCCTGTTCCGTGGGAACGCGGAAAGTATTCGCAGTAACAGGAACCGTGGTTGCCGATGCTGGCGCAGCATTCTCAGCAGGACTAGCGGTCGAGGCTTGAGGACCGTTGAAATGAATTTGAGAACCGGTACCGGTTATGTTTCCACCAGTAGCATACAGGTCTATAGTAGACGCCGTCCATGCTCCAGCACCACTCGCTAATAAGTCCATAGCTGCACCAGACTCCAAGTGCATCTCGGCACCGGCCTTAATGTCTACATCGTTATTAGATTCGAGATGTATATCAGACGTTGCAAAGAGATCGAGACCACTACCGATATCCATACTAAAACCATCGTCAATCGTCCAATCAACCTTGCCGTAGTTGTGAATTAGGGTATCCTTCGGAGCACCATCACCCCAATCAGGACTGCTATTGTATTTCAAGTTTTGTGGTGGCAAGTCGTTCTTGCCCAGTTCCCAATTGTTCTGGCCCTTGAGTGTGAAATTAGTATTGCGACGGACCTGCAAATTGAGGTCTCGCTGAGCATCGATATTCACATCGCGGTCGGCTGTTAGGTTCACGTCCTTGCGCGAGTGAACGGATACACTATCTTCAGTGAAGATATTAATCTTACCGTTGTCAATCATTTCAACCCACACATTACCTTGGGCAGTCGAAATGTAAATGAATGGTTCATTGCATCGGTCTGCGAAGTACAACTGAGACCCCGCTGATGTACGCAAGCGAATGCCTTGATGGTCTGGGTGATCATCGAATGTTAGTTGGTGGCCAGTGGTATTGATATCCTTATAGGCGGTATCACTACCAGCCGCACCGAACTGCACTCTGTCCCCACTAGCGGTATTCAGGTTTCCCTTCTCGCTATCGAAGTTCCAACCGGCGGACTTGAACCCGTACACATACGAAGGGCTCTCACGACGCGAGCTAGACGTTCCAGCACCACGCAAGGGGTCAGTCAGTAGGCCAGCCTTTTGAAGGTTCTGCGCGGCTTCTGGGGCAACGAGGACATTAATCAATTCCCGTTCCACTGGGACAGTTTTATTCGCACTTAGTCGGCGAGCTTTGTCCATGGCCGGAACCAATGAAGGATCGACCGTTCGTGATGCCTCGTCTTTGATTTGTTTGGTTAATTTGTGGACTGTGGGATTTGGATTATTCTCATCCGCCTCGTCGATCTTGGAATCGAAGTCTGCCGGTGGCCTACCGGGATTACCGGGTACCATAAAGTTGCGTGCATATTTCGGAATGCAGCCGATCCAGTAACCCTTTGCAGAATCACCATGGGCGAACATTATACCAACTTCATCACCAATGCGCGGCTGAGCCCAAAAACCATACGTGTTTACGTCGCCGTTACCGGCATTTCTGAAGTCCCCACCGGGGCTTTTGGATACGCGATAATCATCACCACCGAAGAATGGCAGCAGTGGAGAACATTGTATCCATCCCATTCGGAGGTCTTGGTCCCACTTGATACTACCAGTCGGGTTGTCTCGGTCTGGCGCGGTACCACCATACGTTGGAACCGCCTGTTCCTTTCGGACTCGGCGCTGCGATATACCCGGAACATACACCCACACCTGACCCATGCGTTGGTCATCGGAATCGTCCATGACGATACCTGTATAAAACCCCGGTAATGGAGATTCGGGATTTGGGGTGTTACGACCGCCCGACCAACTGGCCCGCGCTGCTCGTCCGATTCCATCGTTAAAATCTGGCACTGTTGTATCCTTTATCCTTGTCGTAGTGATACACCGGATGGTGATCCTATTTATGGGCTCACCAAGTAAAAGTCGTCAATAATTGGTGTTGGGGTATCAGGCGGTAGTGAATTTGTCAATGGGGCTCCACTGTCCGTAGAAATATCCCCCCCAACTACCTCGGCATTCGAGGCCAAACCAATATTATTCTCTATGTAATTTAGGTGAATCATCTTTACAGCATGGATGGTTTGGGTAAATTTTCCGCCTTCAAACTTAGACTGGACTGTTATGGCCTCGTAAAATCCCCCCAAAATACTACACGAGGAGGATGCCGTTTCTCTATCGGGATTCATGTAATCGATTTGCTCAGAAGTGAACATACGAAGGAAGAAACAGCGAGCGCCTTGGGTTTGGACTAATGCATTCGTACTGTTGTTGTCGGCTGCTTGATCTCCAATAGTCAATATATTTCCACTATCTTTTCCGTATGGAGTTAGTAACCATATGGGATCACCACGAACTTCTATATCGATTGTGATCATATCGTTTTTGATATGATCGTTGATATTGGCTATGGCTTCCGTGCGCATAAGTTGACTCTCGCCACCGACCGAGCCCGTGGCGTCAGATTTAGGCATTTCACCAAAACCACCACCGTACACATCAGCCGGAGTTTTAAATGTCCGCGCATCACACGTGGCCGATGGATTATCAATGGAACTTCCGAAGAGCCTTCTCAGGGAAGACTGGACCGAGTTCTCTTGATTACTGGGCACCAGTTTACCTTGGTCGTCACTGAGTGTTCCCGCTTTTTCAATTTCGTCATTCTTTTTTGTGAAATTCGTAGCCGTCGTGCCACCACCAGTGGCCTGTCCGGTACCGGCACTTGATGATGCCTGTGATTCCGTAAACATTGTGTGGTAGTAAAAGTTTTTCAACGCGATATCTACTTCCAATACCTCATTATTTTCAGAGGTATTGATATAATTATAGATACGGTTAACCATACCGAGCCGGAT